TATGCCAGAAGCGGGGTGTTTATGTTGACATATGATTCATCTGCTGATGAAAAATACCTATATAGCGTAAAAAACAATAGTTTTATTGATAATGAAATAAATGATGGAAATGAAATATTGACTTTATCATTAGACTCTTGTAAATTAATTAATTCGGATTCATATTTTAATGATTATGCCGGATATACTGACATAGATGGCATGATCACGTTAAGAAATATTAACGACGGGAAGTTTCTTAATATATTTGGCGAAGATAGATTTTCATATATTAGTGCTGTAGGTTGCATCCTCGCTTTCAAAAATGACGATGATGTTTATAAGTTTTATAACGCCAAAACAAATGAGTTACTTAATATAAATGGTAAATTGTTAACTGTTGACGCTAACATAGTAGGTGGGCGTGTGATGTATTCTTCAAATTCATACAGTTTAAGAGGGTATGTATATATAAAAGTAAAACGGGAGAACGATTATTGGTGGAACGGACTAATGATTTATAATACATTAACTAATTCATTCTTTCACACTGATGATGAAGGCTACGTTTTCAATTTATATGGTGAGAGTGTGTTTTACAAGCACGGTAATCGTAATGAGGGTATTGTGAAACTACCAGAATGTAATAAGATGGAAGAATGGATGAATAGTCAGAAAATGTCCCCATCAAACGAGTCTAAAAAGCAAAGAAAGGTAATAATACCAGAGTCTAACTTGTTAAGATTAAGAAGACTTTTGGAAGAAAAACAGCAATGGTTATGATAGATTATAATGAAGCTATGCTTGACTATGCAAGGTGTTATTCAGACAAGTCTAGAATAACGTTCATAGAAAAGTATCTCTACACATTCAATGCAACAAAAGGTAGAAAGACACCGTTTAAGCTGTTTCCAAGACAAAAGGTGTTTTTGCAGACGCTTGCGACTTGTAAGAACATTGTGTCAATTAAGCCAAGGCAGTGTGGTATAACAACATTGACGTCTGCTTGGGCGACAGCTCAGTGCGTATTCGCTGATCATGATGCACCTGAGACGATACTTTGTATAGGTAACAAACTTGACCTCGCACAGCAACTTATCACTAAGATACAAGACTTTCTAATGCAAGTACCTAGGTGGTATTGGGGTGATGACTATTATTCTCCAGACCCAAAGTCAGAAAAGAACATCAAGAGTATTTTTGTAAGGCAATCAAAATCAGAACTTGAACTTTTTAATGGGTGCAGAGTGGTTGCAAGGTCATCAGGTGAGAATGCTGCTCGTGGTATATCAGCGGTGTCAATATTGATACTTGACGAGGCTGCGTTTATTGAGAATGGTAAATCAGTGTATGCAACGGCTGCCGCTACAATGGCATCAAACCCAAACTCAAAGACTGTCATGGTTAGTACACCTAACGGAAAGGATCCACTATATTATGATACATATAGGCAGGCTATGGCAAAGGAGAACAATTTCGTTGCTGTACAGTTCAGATGGTATCAGGATCCGAGGTATAACCGTAACTTATATTGGTATAAGAAGGACGCTAAAACTGGTGAAACACTTAAAGATTATGATAAAGTCATAAATGACGAGGGCGATATTGAGTATAATGAGGAACGATGGGAGAAACTTGTACAAGATGGGTGGACACCGATGTCTGCATGGTACTTGGATATGTGTCAGCAATTTAACAATGATAGGGTAAAGATTGCACAAGAGCTTGATGTGTCATTCGTTGGATCTTCTGACAACGTTGTGGATCCTGAGTATATTGAGATGCAAGAGAAGCTGAACGTTCGTGAGCCTCTTGATGATATGAAGGACCCTCTTGTGGAAGAAACATGGTTTTGGAAACCTCCGATAGATGGGCACAGGTATATATGTTCATGTGATCCGTCAAGGGGAAGTTCTGACGACTACTCAGCAATAGAGTTAATAGATATGGATGGTAGGGACGATAACGGTTTACCGATCGTCGAACAAGTGGCACAATTCTATGGAAAGAAACTCGGAAATGATCTTGGTGAGATACTATACAATTATGCCACATTATATAATAATGCTTATGTGGTAATAGACTGTACGAATGGACTTGGTGATGTACCGTTGTTTACTTTGATTTCTAAGGATTATAAGAACATATACTATGACGACGCGTCACTGAAGAAATATAGTGTTCAATTTTCATCAAAACAAATTTCAAAGGATTACACTGATGTGATGCCCGGCTTCCATATGCAGGGTAATAGGTATCCTGTTTTGGCTAATTTTGCGAATATGGTCAGAAATGATGAGTTTAAGATACGGTCGATTAGGACTATCAACGAACTGAATACGTGGATATTTAAGGGAGAGGCTAAGAGGATGGATCATCAGGACGGTAGTCATGATGATTCTATAACTTGTCTTGCAATGGGGCTTTTTGTCATGATATATTCATACAAGAAAATGGAAAAGGCGCAAGATAAGGATAAGGCAATACTTAATGCATATATGATGAGTGGTTCCATAAACGTCGGTAGGGGAAGCATGTCAGACGGTAAAACACTGACACCGAAGAATGGGCTACCGTTCTATAATCAGAATGTGCTGGATAAGTATAGCAATAAGTCTGTGCAGGGTAGTTATCTTTGGCTATTTGGTGGCAAGGCGTAACCCTTGTAAAATCTAAAAAAGTCCCTATCATATAAAAAGGAAAAAATTATATAAAATGGCAGAAAAAAAACCTACAGTTTTTCAGAGTCTTGAAAGAGCGTTAAAGGGTAATTGGAATGACGACACCCGTAGCATTGTCCCACATGTCAACTCATATGACATGTCAAATGTTGATTCCGTTATTTTCAAAACGACTGATAAGGCTGAGCATGATAAGGTAAAACTTGAGTTACAGCAAAACAAGTACCTAAAAGATCGTTGGATTAAGGCGAATGTTGACTTATCTGTGGCGGCATTTTCCAATTTAAGCAACGTTAAACTTATGTATAGGGATGCTGATCTAATGGATGCATTTCCTGAGATAGGGGCAGCACTTGACACCGTCTCTGAAGAGGCGTGCCTTTATGGTGATACCACTATAAAGCTTCTGGATGGCAGAGAAAGGACAATAAGGGATCTTTACAGAGATGGAGAAACGAACCTATGGCTTTATTCTGTTGACCAAAATGGCAAATGTTTACCCACAAATGTGGGACGAGTAATTTATAAAGGAGAAAAACCTTTATATGAAATTACGTTAGATGATGGCACTTGCATAAAGTGTACTGAAGACCATTTATGGATGCTATCTGATGGTACGTGGAAAAAAACGTGTGAGCTACGTAATGGAGATTCTATGATGTCAATATATGATAAAATAGATTCGAAGGGTTACGAGAAGATAAAATCCACTGCAGAAAACAAGTTCACGCATACACATAGGATCGTCGCCGAGAATGTAAACTATAATGAGAAAGAAGGGCTTGCTAAAAGTGGCAGAGAATACCAACTAATCGTTATTCATCACACATCATTCAATAAGGCGAATAATGACCCAAGATTCCTAAAATATATGTTTTGGGATGAGCACGAAAAATTACACACGGACTTAAACGCAGAAAGATGGAAAGATGTCAATTTTTCTAAAAAAATGAGGGCAATAATGTCAGAAAACGGAAAATCTGTGTGGAAAACAAAGGGTGATACCATTAAAGCGAAGTTAAAAGAGGTATGGGTTAAGAGAAAAGAAGAATGGACCAAGGAAGATTTGTGCAAAACATATGGAAGAAAGGAGGCCGAAAATGGAATGTACGGCGTTCATAGATTTGGTTCGGAAAATCCAAATTTTAACACAACCAAGAATCACATCAATGACATACCTGAAGAAATATATGTTGATTACGTGGTTAACAACATAGTAACGGTAAAAGAAATTGCAGAACATTTTAATATGCTTAAGACTGAAGTCGTTAAGTATAATAAGATGCTATGTGAAAAATATGGGTGTAAAAGATTTGACAATATCAAATACAAGGTATTAAGCGAAAGAATAAATCAAGTAATTGATAAAATCAAAAATAGCGACAGAGTATTCACTTTACAAAGAATTTCTGAACTTT